TCAGCTACCTACAACTGATAACTTGGGTGGGTAGCTGCTTTCTATATTATGCTGTGACAAAAACGTGACAGTGTTGCTATATTTGGCTAAATGTTCGCCGCTAAGGTGAGCGTATTTATTAACCATTTCTAACGTTTCCCATCCTCCCATTTCTTTTAGCATCATTAACGGCGTGCCGTTTTGAATGTGCCAGCTAGCCCATGTATGTCTCAGATCGTGAAAGCGGAAATCATCAAGTCCAGTTAACTTTGTAGCTTTAGCAAAATCAGTGCGACTAATTTGATTTATTTTGCTTCCATCAATAGAGAATACATAATCTGAGGTTTTCTCTATTTCTGTTAAAATGGAGATAGCATCATCATTAAGCGGCACGGCTCTACCTTTCCCAGATTTAGCATTATCAGCCGTGACGGTAGCTACCTTCCTTTTTAGGTTCACATTACCCCACGTTAGAGAGAATATTTCACCTTTCCTCATCCCCGTAAGCAATGCAAAAGATACGACCCTCTTCATCCATTCCAGCTTTAAGCTAGCAACAAGCTCGCTGGCTGTATCTTTTTCTATCCATCGAACCCTGACTTTAGGCTCCCTAAGCCTTGCTACATAAGGGCATTTATCTATCCATCCCATTTTATGAGCTAATGAGAAACACCTGATAATAAATGCCCTGTAACGATTAATGGTAGCGTTTGATAGTCGCTTTCCCGTAGTGTTATTATTTGTGGGCAGCTTATCGAGTATTTCAGATCCAGTTATAGTTGCTATGTTTCTATTAGCAAAAACAACTCGAAAATATTTTGCGTATATTTTTTTGTTGCTATAACTGGATTGCCCTTCTGCATCCTTAATTCCTAATTTAAGTAAATCATCAGTTGAGCGATCAGGTTTTTTCTCCAATCGCTCTATAGCCCATTGCTCATGCTTTACTTTGTCGTGGTATTCTTGCGCCTTCAGCTTGTCACTTATCCCAGTAGAGCGTCTAATTCTCTTGCCGTCTGGTGTTGAGATATCAATCCAGTAGACATCTCCCCTTTTGTATATAGGCATTCTGTGGTCTCCTTCTTGCCGCCAGAAGCCAGCCTGATCACATTATTCTGGCTTAGGAGTGATTGTTCAAATAGTTTTAAACTATAGTCGCTAGCTCTCCATGATCCACCAACCTTAAACATGTTGTATTTTTTAGGATTTCTTTGAATTGTATGTGGTGATATTTTTAATTTTTCGGCGTATTCGGGAATGGTGTAATAGTTTTCACCCATTATTCATCTCCTTGTCTATCGTCCTAACGTAGTGATTTAGCCACATATTAGGCGTGTACTTTAATTTCTTTTCGGGGGTTAGTGCTCGTTCAAATTCAGGCAGGTGCTTGCTTAGTATTTTCTTTGTAATGTCATCGGTGAGCTTGTCGTATTTTTTTAGTTCTGTGTGGCATTTCCTTGCCGCGTTTCTCATTCCATTTTCTCTTACTACATCATCCATTCTTTCTTTTATATTGAGCATCATCATCTCCGCAATCTTTGCTGCAATATGCGCTATTCTTTGCCGCTGGCATTTCTTCGCACCAGATACATAGTCCGTTTATTGACTTAATTACTGGTTGTCGATTTAACAATGAGATATTAATATTTAATTCGTTGAGTTCGTTTGCTGAGTCTGCGATATCCATAATTCACCTATGCTATTTTCCATTCATTTAATATTTGATTGCCGATATTTATTAATTCATCTCTATCAACAGTGTTAATTATCTTTCGTGGTTTAATATACGGACGCCATATTAAAAACATCGATCCTTTATTGTTCCCATTTTTAGCTTTATCAGCTCCTGCTTTAATAAAGCTAATTCTGCCTCCTGTAATTAATCTCACTTCATCAACTGTTTCTAATGCAGAATTAAACCAACCTACGGATGTATCATTAGGAATTAACATCACTACTGGTTGTAATTGCTTTTTACATTGCTCAGCGGCTTTATTAATCCACGGTTGAATATCAGAGTAGGGCGGATTTATCCAAATAGCGCCGTAACTTTCCCAATCGCAATTTAACGAGTCGTCTCTTTCGGTGAGGTAATGAGTGCAAAGATGGTTATTTTTATCGGCGGCGGCATCTAAATAGAAACCAAATTCAGCGTCCAATGCTGTGAATAAAGGTAGGGGAGTTTGCCATCTATCACGCAATTCCTTTGGTGTATGGCTACCTCCGTAGTCAGCCTTCATTCTCCGCATCCTTCATTAATAGAAATAACTCCATGGCAGCGCGTAGTGGGTTTTTATTTAGAGCTCTACGATATCCAACATAGTTGCCGTACTCATCTATAAATTCCGCTTTCCATCTATCAGTTATAGTTGGTGCACGTAATGAAATATTATTCTCAATAATAATCGGCATTGCTTGAATAGGATTGGTGCATGGGTCGAACCTTGCTATTACGCCACTATCTCCTTCGCTGATATATATTTTATTATTTTTCTCTACAACTAAATTTAATCCGACTATATTAACAGCAACCTTTTTATTAATCTCGAAGTCAGAGAGTTCTGTGTATTTATTCATTGATTAACTCCAGTTCGTCAGGTTGATAATAATCCACAAATCCCTCATCGTTTCTATGCAGATAGAAGTTGTATTAATACCTATAATTACGCATGGTTCATTTGGGGCAACCCAGTTTGAATCATCTACCAATGGAGTTACTTTATCGCCGACTTTAAATTTCATTATCATCCTCTAATATTTCATTAATCTTATCTCTAATGTTAATTAAATCTTGCTTTGTTATATCCATATTCCAAGATGGAACATTAAATAAAAAGCAATCTTTTATTGTTGGCTCGATTTCAATGCATTCTTTAATATAATGCTGCAAGCCTATATAATATTTACCTTCCACGAATCACCTCGCCACAAACTATCTCAACATCCCGCACCTGCATTATCTGCATAGCACGGCTATCGCATTCTTGCTGTGTGTATATTTGCTCTGTAACAGGCACAGGAGACCCCCTGTATTAGCATGAGTAATACATATCCGATTATTTGCATGGTTATTTAATTCGAATGTCTAATCAAAGTTTCTTTAATCCAGTTTTCAGCTTCATTACTGCAAGCTAATACATCATCCATCATTAATTCAATATCGATAGATTCATTTGAAATATGAGTTAGTGTGTTCATAAACATTGCGAACTGAGATTCGTCACATTCAATAAAGTTAGCTCTGTATGCGCTAATTAAATGATTCCGAGCATAAAGAACTCCTAACTTCATTTGTTCTCTGTTAAACTCATTATCCATTTTTTATTTTCACTCCCAATCTTCTTTAATTAATTGCTTACCTTTATCGGTTAATTCAAGCGTTTGACCAGTATCAATTCCGTAGCCTAAATCATCTAAAAACTCGCAAGCATTCTCGCCAGCCGACATAAATAAATGGTCGCTATTTGCGTATTGCTGGAAAACTAAAATTAGATATTTAATTGCTTGGTCGCGTTCTTTTTGTAATTCAATTAAAGCAGATTTATATCCAGCCTCAAACGCCATACGTCTAACGCCAACTAAGTGACTATCAGGCGGTGATACTGACGGATTATAACCGTGAGATTTCTTAAACCATACCTCAAACGCTTCATCTAATTTATCCATCACTCCACCTTATTTAGCTCTTCAATGCCTGACTTTGTTAATTTCCATCCATCTTTAGGGGAAAGTTTAATAAGTCCTTTATTCTCCAATGAGAAAATTGATAGCTGATTACTTAACTGGCCATATCCATTACCTACATTTTTTAATGTGTTAATTTGACGCTCTGTTAATTTCATCACTCCACCTTTAATTGCTTAAGAGCTTCACGTATGACATTAAGGCGCGATTCCATTCGCCAATAGTCGGGGTTTTCTTGTTTAGGCCATGGAGCCAGCCACGGCTCATCGCCAAGAAGATCGCCATATTTATTAAATGGCTCTGAGCTAAGCGCATCCTGTTTTATATCGTCTCTATACTCCGCATCATCAAACATGTCACGGGCTTCATACTCGCTAATATCTTTATTCTTTCGGGATTCAATTATTTTCTTTCTAATGAATGTAATATTACCTTCATTGTAAGCATCAATTTCTCTGTCTAAATTTGAGTCTAAATAACCAATCCAATATTGGTTTGTTATCCATAATAAAAACTCTACTAGTGGCATTCCCATGCCGCCCCAGTAACACGACCACGATTTACTAAACTCACTGATAGTCACACGCCCACGGCGATTATCACCATAATCCTCAAGATAAACATGGATAGGATCATGATTCTGAACCTCTGAGATAACTAACTTAGTGACCTGCGATTGTTCCACTTTCATATTCATTCCTCTTCATTGCATCCCTGCGAGTTAAATTAAGCTGTCCGTAGCTTTTCGGTTTCAGGATATAACTCACGAGTTATTTTTAACGCCTGTTCGGTGCTTACTGCACCTTCCATTTGCTTATTAAACCAAGCGTTAATATCGCCAGTGTTATTTTTCATTTCGTCGTGAAATTCTGAATCAATCCACTGGAATACACTTTGCGCCCAAAGATGAGCTTCTTTAGGGTTATTTTCTGAAAGGTAATGTTCAATCACTAAAAGCAATAAATTTAGCCTGTGTAACTCCCATGAATAAACATGACCTCTAGCCACTTCTTGCTGCAGTGAGTTAATTTCTGCTTTAATTTCATCTGTCATATCTATCTCCTGTTTGCATCCTTGCAAATATTCCCTGTAATTAAACGTATGGCTTAATATCGAATTGCTTAAACCATTCTTTTATTTCGTCGTATTCTTCCTCGGAAACTTCAATTTCTTCTAGGAATTCCATAAAAGAACTTCTAGCTGCTTCTTTGGTTAAGTAGTACATCAATGTTTGCAATTTCTCTGGCGTGTTCATGGTTATATCCTTTGGTTAAATCACATAGGGAAGGGTGACTAGAACGGAATATCGTCGTCAAAGTCCATCGGCGGTTCAGGTTGTTGCGTCTGTGATTGTTGCTGTCTTGGTTGCTGTGGCTGCTGAGATTGTCGCGCTGGTTGCTGATTTCCTGCCTGATTGCCACCGTTACCGCCTAGCATCTGCATCGTTCCGCCGATATTTACTACCACTTCCGTTGTGTATCGGTCTTGACCGCTTTGGTCTTGCCATTTACGCGTTTGAAGAGAACCTTCGATATAAATTTGTGAGCCTTTTTTCAGATATTCGCCTGCAATTTCTGCTAACTTTCCAAAAATACATACCCGATGCCATTCTGTTTTCTCGCGTATCTCTCCTGATTGCTTGTCACGCCAGCTTTCCGAAGTTGCAAGAGTGAGGTTTGCTACTGCGCCACCATTCGGCATGTAGCGCATTTCTACATCTTGACCCAAATTCCCAATGAGAATTACCTTATTTACTCCGCGACTAGCCATTTAACACTACCTCCTGAGTAGTTTTAATTAATTCTAAAAACTGATTCCTACGTTCCTGTAGTTGTGAAATTTCATCCTGAAAATCATCCTTGTTCAGTCTATGAATTATTAATTGCTTGCCCTCTGGGAAGTCAGCACAATAGCTAACAAAGTCTACCCAATCCAATTGAGTGCAATCTAAGTGGCTAATTAACTGCCATTTGTAAGATGGGTCGAAGCTATTTCTGGTTAGAGTGGCATAATGAACCGAAGCAATTACTGATTTAATTTCAATAATGCCTTTTGAATTTTCAACGATACCATCAGGGCTATCACCATAATCGCCACAGTCAAAGAACCCTCCATTTAAAACATATGAAAACGTAGTATCTTCATACAGCATCCTTGCTATAGGTTCTTGTTCGTGACCGCGTTCCATGTGTTTATTTGAATAGTTATATTCAGCTTTAGCGCCAGTTATCCTTTCCAGCGCAATTTGTAGAGCATATTTTTTTGCAGGGTCTCCAAATGCCTTGCTAAAATTAGCCATGAATAGCGGAGCGTTTGAGGATGTTACTTTTCCTACGCGTAACGCGTCCCAATCATCAGAATTTTGCTCAACATCATGAAATATTGGCTTCATCGTTACACTCCGAAATTAGTTTTTGCTCGTTTTCTGGTGATACACTTAAACGAGCAGTAACAGCATTCAGATTTCCATCTCTTTTATATGCTTCTTTTGCGCTATTCCAAGCCTTTTCCATGTTTGGGGTTAGCTCCTGAACTAAGGCTTTCGGTGCGTTAGGGGATATCCTTAACCCCTCCATAACTTCACGACCAAACTTTACGTTAGTATCAACATAAACAGTAATACGCTGATTGCACCAATCTTCAATGAATGGCGAACCCGTTAGGCGACGAAGCATTTTTGAGTTTGTGGCATTGAGTATCATTGGCTTTAATGTTTCGCCTGGTCTAAGTTCTTTCTCTGCAAAATAAGCGGTATTAAATAAATCTTTTGTTTTTTTAGTTTTATCTCCTTCCAAAACAACACGAATTATCGTTAAGTCAACTCTATCGACAATGTCAGCGCTGCTTAAATAAGGGGAATCAAACGCTTTTCTATAATGGGTTTTTTGAACTTCCATTATTGCCTCCGTATTTCGTTTCTTATATTTTTTGCAGCGTTAAAGGCTCCATCCCAAATACCTGCAAGCTGAGATTCAGTTAGTGACTGAATTATTGTTGGTGACGCATTCGTTACCGAATCCCATATAGCCTGAGCCATTTCATTAGTTAGCTCATCATCCTGATTTGCTAAATGCTCCTGATTTGCACGAGCGTCGTAATACTCATACTCTGAAATTCTCATGCAGCACCCCGTATCTGTGACCGTATATATTCGACAATCCATTGTCCGTCACCTGCTGCTATGGCTTCATCCAAAAACCCGCACAGGTGATCCGCCTCTCGCATAGCTTCGTAGCGTTCCTTTTCGCAAAAACTCATTAACCCTGTGATTGTTCCGTAATCACCTGATATTGCGCTAACTTCTTCGTGGGTTGTTTCGGCGCGGTTATTGCCGCATTTGTACGACGAGTGCGCGCTGACTACTTTTATTTTGTTCATAAGCACCTCGGTAATGTTCTTGTTTAATGATTTTCATGCCTTTGTTCCATGCAGCTCGGCTGTTTTCACGCAAAGCTATCCCGCCCCATGCTTGAGCTCGGGTTAAAGTCCGTTTATTCATGATTGTTATCTCGTAAAAAGAGGTATTAATATTGACGCTATTATCATTAGCGCTGCGTAATAGTGGTTATCCATGTGATGACCTCACATAGTTATTTAAAGTGTGTTCTGGTGTTGGTGCGGTGGGTTAGATTCCGAGGCTTTTTGCTAACTCAACAGCTTTATTTAATCCGCCTCGTTTGACGCTTCGCTTGTGCTGATATTTGTTTGTTGTCGGATAAAATAGAACCTTGCCTTCCTTTGTTTGAAAGTGAATAGTTCCACTTGAATCTCTCGTGTACGGAATATCTATATCCTTTAGTTGCTCCGTATTATTTTTTAGTCGTGCTGCTTTCCGCTCTTTTACCATTTCCTTGTATGCGCGAAAATCATCTCCTACATCACCCATAATTAATTCCTTATGTGCGTATTCCTCACTATTAATAGCGATATGAAATGTGTTGTGGTGGGTTACTACTGATCGAGGGCTTTTGCGATTACTGCGTCAGTGATATCTAAATTGTCGCCACTGTCCTGCTTGTAGCTTGCAACTATGTTTCGTAGCCGAATGAGTTCACTTAATAACTCTGGTGCTGCTGCGATTAGATGTGCGTTAGCAGTGCGTGGTGATGAACCGTCAAAGTCACCCACAAAACCAATGTGCCGCTCATCGCTACCGACTATAGAGTAGCCGCTACAGTTTGGTCTTTTGTTATAACATCTCCACGGCGCTGGACTATGCTTAAATTTCATATCACCCCCTAGAGTGCTGATTCTAATTTGGCGACAACCTCGTCATAATCAACTTCGAATTCTTCGCAGTAGTCTCGAAGTGCCGTAAATTCAATGGAGTTATTCACGGCCTGAGCTTCATCTTGAGTCAGTAAATCATCACGATAATCATAGAATGCCGCTGCTGTTAATCGACCGCCTAGAATCTCCGTACCTGCATTTATTGACGGCTCCTTGCCATCCTCATACTCAACTACGAATGTCATTTTTCCCATATATCACCCCCTAGCCTTTAACATTGCATCTGCCATTCGGTAGTAGGTTTCAGCTCTATCCTTGAAAATGGCGTCAATGTCATCCTGTGACCAATATCCGCTATCCATGCGCTCTGTTGCCCAATCACCCTGCATGCATTTAGCAGCGAAATAATCACGCAATGTCATACCTGTATCAGTGCCATGTAACTCTGTTGCTGGAACTGGAAAAGCCGCTCCACCTGTTTTATCTGTCATATCCCCTCCGTTATTAACTAAACACGATGCTAGTTGTTTTCAATAGCTCGCATTGTGTCGAAAACGCTCCAGTATTTTCCCCAATCGTAGATATCGTATTCTTCTGTTTCTTCGTTCCAATCACCACTAAACGGGTTTTCACAAACTGAAGTTAACCAGAAACCAATTGCAGGGTAATCAGGGGTGCTTTCGAATATTTCAGCAATTCGAGACCAGTGATTTACACGCTTCTCGTCTGGCTTGAAATCAATTAGATAATCCCTTATGCACTTAGCTGCTTCCGCATAGTGTTCTTTTTTCACATAGCAATTATCATAAGTCATCGCTAGAACTGCGCGTTGGTGATAGGGTATTTCTTTGTTTTTATAAAGAGGCCATAAATCATCTATAACTTCTGAATATCTAAACTCCTTACAGCCTAAGTATTTAACAGCCATGTCATTCCAAATTACAGGGCCCGAGCCAAATCCATTTTGTAGCTCTTCAATGCAGCCGTGGTCTTCGTTAGGCCATACCGCAACAATTGTTGTTACACTCATCTCTATCTCCTATCTATTAATCAACTCACCACAGCCCACCTTGATGGACTGTAATTAGTTAACTGTGCCCGTTTATTTATCCACTTAGGGCGCCAGTGGTTTCATTGTGCCCCCACATATGAAATCGGTTATAATTAACTCACCCCCACAATATGAGAGTTAGTTAAATGGAATTATTAGCCATTATTGGACGTGTATTAAAAAGCGAACCATTGGAGCGTGTTATGTGGTTTATTATTGTTTGGGTGTCATTATTGATGATTAGCCCTGATTCTTGGGGCGCTAGCTTTAACTCAAAAATTGGGATCCCTTATGTTTGGCAAGTGTTTATATTTGCCATTTCTTTTGTCATTGCAGTTAATACGCAAAGACTTGTAATGATGGGGCGTGATTCAATTATTGGTGTTATCCGCGATAGAAAATTAAAGAATGAAAAAATAAAAATATCGCAGTTAATATCAAACCTCTCGAAAGGAGAAAAAGGATATATAGCAATGATTATTGATATAGGCGGTGGATATGTGGGCGGCAACCGAAGCGATCCAGTAATTAAGTCTTTGCTAGATAATAATATTATTCATGATTATTCTAAGCACTTAAATATGAGGCATATGAATAGCTACATAATTAACCCCTATTATTATTCTGAATGTGTCAATCAATTTACAGGGTATTTTGATATTTAGCCCATCCGTGGGCTTTATCTCGCCGTAACACTTCCATCACTCATAATCGGCTTGCGTAGCCGTGGTTGCTTGCGTGTGTCTATGCTCTAGCCGTTACTTCGCCAGACTCTAATAACGTTCCAGACTTACGATATTTAGCTGAGTAAATACTAGAATTTGGTAAGCATGTGTTATCTGCTGAGTCATAAACTTTAGTGCTGCGAATTGAAATTGCTTTTTCAACTCGGCTAACTGGTTTACGTGTTAGTGATAAGGTAGGGCGCTTTGCTTCTTCTTCTGTTTCACCACTAATTACAGTTTTTAAGCTTTTGGTTAGCTCGTATGCTTCCTTCAGCGCCTTTCTGCGATCCATTCTGCTAGATCTTGAATTTTTGTAGCCATGAAAATTACACATGATTATCCCCTTACAGTTTGCTTTGGTGATTGGTGGTAGGTGCTGACCTCCTACTTGCGTGACTGGAATCGAACCAGCGCATGTACGTTCACTTAAGCCGCATCGTTCTACCTCTGAACTACACGCTAACAATCGGTACACTCGGCCTAGGAACCCGATCACCCTCATGCTTAACTAATCAGCCTTAGTACTCACCAATCCCAAAACATACTGTCTTTGGTTTGCGCTTTTTCAGCGCTATCTGTTAAAGAGCGAACATCCTGTTTATCTATGGCTCCCTGCCTTCGATGAGTTAAAAGATACAGGTAAAACTGTATTTGGTCAACAGGTAAAACTGTATTTTTACAAATAAATCTGTAATGACGTGAAAAAATTAGGAATTTATGCATAAAAAAACCCGCCTAAGCGGGTTGTGAACGATTGGTGGGTTATCTTTTTCTTCGGTATATTCGGTGCTCTACCATTGTACCTATTAGCCTTAGCTTGATTTTCTCGCTATCTAATACGGGATAGTCATTATTTAATGGAACCAACTCATAATGCTGAGTTCCATCTATCATTGTATGGGTAGGTCTATATTTTTTGAATGTAGCCTCTTGATCCCCATTTGCGGCAACAACAAACTCGCCCGGTATTGGCTCTACTTCTGGGTCTATTATTACAACATCCCCAGTTTTAAAGTCTGGCTCCATTGAGTCACCATCTATCCTAAGCGCGAAGGCTTGGCTAGATAGAGCTTGATCCGTCAATACATATTCAAATGCGCCTTCACAGTCACTAATAGGAACGCTTTCAGCCAAGTTTCCCGCCTGTACATAGCTAATTAAAGGTATTTTCCTTGTATTTACCTCATGAACTGGCTGTATGTTATCTCCAGTCATAAGCCACCCAGCATCACACTCTAGAGCATTTGCGATACTTATTATATTTCTAGGCTTTTGAGTTTGTCCATCTTCAATGGCTGCCCATGACTGCTGCCTAATTCCTGCCTTTTCAGCGGCTTCAGTTTGAGTTAACCCTAAAGCATCTCTTCGCGCCTTTACTCTACTTGCAAGACTCATATTCCCACCCCCTGTAATGAAGGGATTTTTACAATAAAAACTGTATTTGACAAACAGGTGTATCTGTTATTTAATACAGATAAAACTGTATAAGGAGAAAGAGACGTATGGAAACCATCTCTCAACGTGTAAAAAGTCGACGAGGCGAACTTAATTTAACCCAGTCTCAGCTGGCTGAATTGGTAGGGATCAAGCAACAGTCAATTCAGGCAATTGAATCGGGTGTAACGAAAAGACCTCGGTTTATTTTTGAATTATCCAAAGCATTAAAATGCAGTGTTATTTGGCTGCAAAGCGGCAATAAAAAGTAATCCACCTCGCTCTTTAACACCTCAGCGCTGAAAAAGCGTACATCAATACACACTCACAGGATCGTGAGCAACGGACTAACTGTTTTTCTATATGAAGGAATATACGTAATGGAATTATCAAACGAAAGCAAGTTTAGAAATATCGAATCAAAAATCATGAAAGGAATTCTTGTTACTGGCGCTCGTGAAGTAGCGAAAAGAACGGGAATACACGAATCTCAGATATCACGATGGCAATCACCACAATCAAAATCACATTTAAGCTTCGTACAACGCTGTGCGCGGCTTTTAGTTGCGATTGGGTATGAGAGTTCAGATGACACAGTGATATTGCAAGGGGATGAGGCTAGGGCATTAATTCAGATGCTTGAGCATGTCAGATACCCAAAAAGAAAAGCCCCAGCGGTGGCACCCGATGAGGCTCAAATAAAGCTAGATATCTAAAGTTGTTGTTACAAAACAACTGTATCAATAAACAGTGTTCATTGAAAGGGAAATTTGGCGTTTCCCTTTTTTTTAATCAAAAATATTGAGGTAATTATGGATCATATAACTACGTTAGTAAACATCTCAAGTCAAACCATGAGGAGCATTGATTTTCTGGATAAGATCATCAACCCAGCAAGAGTGGAGGCGGGAGAAAAGCCTGTAAGACCATCAGATTTTCATGCAAGAGTTAATGATGAAATAGATGAATATTTAAACTACGAAAAATTCGTAGTTGGCAAAACTGGGCACAAAACATATTACACTGACTTAAATTTTGAACAAATGACATTGGTTGGAATGAGGGAATCAAAGGCGGTCAGGCGCTCAGTTTTAGGAAAAATAAAGCAACTTAAACCAAACTCCATCCCTCAAACATTACCAGAAGCGCTGAGATTTGCAGCAGATATGGCAGAGCAAAATCAAATCATAGAGCAACAATTGGCAATGGCTGCACCAAAGGTTGAGTTTGTTGATAGTTATGTGTGTTCAACTGGATTATTAGGTTTTCGTGAAGCATGTAAGTTATTAAATGTGAAAGAAAATTATTTCAAGGATTTTCTTATCAATAACAAAATAATGTATTTACTCGCTGGGACGTTATCAGCCTATTCACAGCATCTAGAGTGCGGTCGGTTTGATGTTAAAACAGGTAAAAACCCGATAAACGGACATGCATACTCTCAAACAAAATTCACAGCAAAAGGTATTCAGTGGATAGCTGGATTGTTAGCTAAGGAAAAATTGGAGGCAGCGTGAGCATGATATTAATGGCGAAAGCCATGCAGCTAAAAGTTGGCAATCCATCAAGAAAGCTTGTTCTGATAAAACTTGCTGATAACGCCAATGATAAAGGTAAATGCTTCCCCTCATATCAACATGTTGCTGACCAATGTGAAATGAGCAGAAGAAGTGTTATTAATCATATTGATGCGTTATGTGAAATGGGGTTAGTAAGAAAGACTTTTCGTGATGGTGAAAAGGGCAATTCTTCCAATGTTTATTTGTTAAACCTAGATGAGCCAATACGAGCCTTACCTAGTGAAAATTCTGCACTAGGGGTAGTGAATCATTTGCACCAACCTAGTGAAAATTCTACACCACCCCCTAGTGAAAAATCTGCACCCAGAACCAGTCACTCTTTTGAACCAGTCAATGAACCTAAGAAAGGGGGGTTTGATGCGAAGAATGAACCTATTCCTGAATGGCTAAACCAAAATACTTGGGTTAGCTGGATTGACTATCGAAAAGACTCAAAAAAAGCCATCAAGACAAAACAGACATTCAACTTGCAAATCAAGTTTCTGGCGGAATGCTTTGAGGAGGGGTTTTCGCCAGAGGAGGTTATTAATCAGTCCATAGCCAATGGATGGCAAGGACTTTTTAAGCCAAAAAACAAACCTGCTCAGCAAATTCTTAATCAACCGCAAAGCAGTTGGAATACACCGGAGGAATGGGAGGGGTTCATTTGAAATCAAACTTAGTAACCGCGGTCAACAATCGAGACGCTAGCGCACTGGCTAGAATGTCGCAAGGACAAGTCACCCCACGAGTTGTAAATTCCGACGCTGAAAAGATGGTTGATATGTTATTCGACAACTTGAAGCAAATCTTTCCAGCCTCAGTTAGCACGATACTAAAAAACAAGGACGATGAGAAAGCAGCTAAGCGACAGTGGATCGCCGCCTTTGCAGAAAATGGAATTACTACCCGTGAGCAGCTCCAAAACGGAATGCGACAAGCTAGAGCAAGTGATAATCCTTTCTGGCCAGCAGTTGGTCAATTCATCAAATGGTGCAAGCAGGAAGATTACACATCACTTGGATTGCCCACGGAAGCTGAGCTTTACGAAATGTATCGCGAGTATTGCAGCATAAAAGGTTGGAGTCGTTTCAAGTGGGCTTCGAACGCCTGTTACTGGATGGTCACAAAGATTTATTCCGACTCAAGAAGCAAGGGAATGACTGACTTGGAAGTTAAAAAGATGTGCACCTCTGAGTTGCTAGCAATGTCTGGCAGGATTAAATCAGGCGAGAAAATACCGGATCCAGTTCTCCAGCTTGACCGCAAAAACACTCCGACCAGTCGCGATAAATCATTGTCGATTATCGCAAATCTCAAGCAGAAATACGGTTTCAAGTAATCAAAAAGGAATTAATCATGAGCAAGTTCAGAGTTGGAAAACTATACGTTAGGCGCATGAAGCAAACGGACACAGGCATTAACGCTGACATTCAAAATCAAATCGATTATTTCAATAGCATCAACTTCAAAATGTATGCGATTTGCATGCATACCAAACCTCAAGTATTTGATGTTTTTTACTCCAAACGAGTAGCCAAGCAAATGATATCAGCAGCTATGGCAGACGTATAACACACCAAATCATAAGGACTTCTAGATGAGCAATAATTTAAATCCATGCCCATTCTGTGGCAGTGAGAAAGTGTCTGTAACTAATGACTATGATCCAGATGGATTCGGTAAGTTTTATTATGTCATATGTCGCGATTGCAGGGCTCAGTCAGGAGCCAAGTTCGTATCTAACGGTGGTGACTGCCCTGAGTTTTATTCATCGGTTAGAGGAGAATGGAATCGGAGGGCTGAGTGATGAAAGGAACAACGTTAACAGAGCTGAATGAAGCTTACGAACAACAGGCGATGACATTAACCCAGAGAACATACAGTGCGGCGAACTGGAGCGGATATGACATATTCTTTTTTGAGCTAGCAATCAACAAAAAGAAGCTAATTCCGCGTGGTAAGACATTCATTCGATTATTAACTTTATGCAAACAGGCTGATTTTTATGACTAAGACAACAGATTTAGACACGTTATTAGATACATGGGGAAGGGAAGAAAAATTAATACTGAGAAAAATGCATACAGCGGCAGGTCGCCCGAATCGACAGCGGTTTACCAGCATAAATGCATCACGATTGATGCGTAAATACCGAAACAGAAAAGACTGTATGTATGCAGAAAAGGTGGCGTATCGATTATCTGAAATATGCTTCATGACTGAGCTGATAAAAAACAACAGATATCAAGCTGGTTTGCCTACATATATTTTTACATTTGGCAATTCAGGCACAGCAAAAAGCCAGAGGGAGGCATCTAATGCAGGGAACTAATCTAATCGAATTGAGCATTGCGTACCGATTGCAAGCTCTAAGAATGGCAAGCCGAAGACTAATGAACGAGAAGTCTACTGTTGAACATTTTGTTTCGGAATACCGTAAAAACTATAAAAAGCTTACTCCAAGAGGGAAAGCGTTTAAAAAAATAACCAATATTAACAATGCATTCTTCAAGAAGAGATTTGATGAAGAGCGTATGGATATCAAAGGAGCTCAGAATGCAGGGAACTAATTGGGTTAAGTTTTCAGAGGAAATACCTGATTTGAACAAGCGACTTCTAATTATAGCTAACGGGAAGTTGATAAAGAATATTTACTATCTGGATATCGTCGATTGCGCTGAGTCATATCGATTTTTCCCGTTCAATGACGAAAGCCACTGGGTATCAAAGTTCAACGTAACTCACTGGATGTACTTAGACAGCATACCAATGCCAGAGGGTGAATGATGAACGAACTCAAGAAATGCCCGTTTTGTGGGAGTAATGGCATGAAAATACATAATGAAAAATTCATAGCTACAAATGACTTCCAAGAATATTTGGAGGCAACTGGATGGTATAAAAAATCCATCATCTCAGGCTTAGCGGTTGTTTGGCGTTCAAATATATTTACTCGTGATGAAATATTACAACCTATTGATACTGAGCTTTCCGATTACAGTAATCGCGTTGATGACATAATCCGTGTTTTATCAAAAACACAAAAAAAACCACTAGAAAAAATCATATCTGATATTAACGCTATTAGCAGCATGGAACAGGAGAGCTAACAGTGAGTGATAAGCTACCAGATGAAATTTTAAAAACTCTAGCAACTGAACCGATGTTTATCGAAGTGGTAGAACGCTGTTTAGATGAAAGCGAGTTAGTTAGTAACTTTAGTCGTATCTATGGAGTTGATTTACCAAGAAAGCCATCTTCACCATTAATCGCAATAGTCGACCAAGCAACCGGATTTAGAGAGCATCAATTTAATGAATTCTTTACAGCTTTTATCCCGTTCGTATATCGGTGCGTTTGGCTGCCACTTTACAGTAAGGGAAAACTAGGAGGCTAACTTGGAAGCAGATTTCCTCTTCCACGAATCAACCAAAACCGCAGCATGGCAACACCTCAAAGAAGTTCTAGCAACAAACCAACCACACCGAATCATTATCAAGCCTTGGAAGTACACTCGCTCACTATCTCAGAATGCCACTTTCCATATGTGGTGCGGAGAGATAAGCAAATATCTATGCAAGAACAAGTCTAATTTCACGCCTGAAACCGTCAAGGAGATGTTAAAGCATACATTCCTAGGCTATGAGGTCACTGAAATGATAGATGCCACCACGCAAGATATAGAGCGCGTCAGGACGCTACGAAAAACATCAAAGTTAGATACAGGTGAAATGTTCCACTTTATGGAGCAGGTTGAATGCTGGGCGGCGGGTATAGGTTGTCTCGTGACAATCCCAAATAATTCGGAATACATGAAACTCAAGGAGCAACAAGAGAGATGAATGAAGAACGTAACGAAATTTACCTCAGAATCGATGGTGATCAATATCGGCATATTTGGGCGGCTGGTGATATCCACGGATGCTTCAACCTCTTAAAAAGGAATATGCATCGAATTGATTTTGATAAAGAAAAAGATTTATTAATTTCAGTTGGCGACTTAATTGACAGGGGGGATCAAAACGTTGAATGCCTAGACCTGATTAATGAAAAGTGGTTTAGGGCTGTTCGTGGTAATCATGAGCAAATGGCTAGTGATGCTTTATTTCATGGTGTTAATGACAGGGTATGGATGGCTAATGGCGGCGCTTGGTATTTATGGACTGACCCAGAGCAGGAAATATTAGCTAAGCAACTCATTAAAAAGAGTGAGGCACTACCGCTCATCATCGAAGTCAACGCAAATGGCAAAAAGACAGTGATTGCACACGCTGATTACCCCTCAGATGAATACGAGTTCGGTAAACCAGTAGATGAGCAGTATGTAATTTGGAGTCGTGAGCGTATCGGTGACGACAATGTGTGTGAGATTAAAGGTGCTGACTTATTTATATTTGGGCACACGCCAATGATTAAAGGTGCTGTTAAACGAGCCAACCAAGAGTATATCGACACTGGCGCGGTGTTCGGCTACGGACTGACTATGAGGCAGATAAAATGATTAGAACCCGTCACGTAATTCCATTCTTTTCGATTGTTACTTTAGCGATGGGGTTTATGGGGGTGTAGATGGCACTAAAACGCGATAAATACGACATTGTATTTTCGCAGTTGGTCAGGGAACGAACAGATTACGAATGCGACTACTGCGGAAGACACTTTAGACACGAACCTTCAAAACTTCACTGCTCCCACTTCAAATCAAGACGTCACAAAGCAACTCGATATCACCCCTTCAATGCATTATCACACTGCGCTGGCTGCCACAGAAAATTAGGCGAAGACCCACACGAATTCAATGCTCACGCTGTTATCACTTACAGCGAAATGACTATTGATAGCGTGGCTCGTTTAGCAGGCACAGCGGTCAAGGTAAAACCGTGGCAGATGGATGATTTGTATCAGCATATGAAAAGTGAGCTTAAACGGCTTCAGGAGCTGCGTGCTGATGGTGTGACAGGTCGGATTGAATTCACACTGCCCGATTGGTATCAGCACGGCATAACTTATCAGATGGGGGATATATGACTACTGAAACTTACAGAAGCATTCCTGTGGCGATAACGGCTGCGCGAAGGAAGACTAGAGAATCAATGTCAGAGAGATTAAAACATCAAAAGTTTTGCGTCGTTCAATTACCTCACGGACTGCTATCGGTGATGGAAACTAACAGGGCGGTACTTATGAAAAAATCAATAGTTCACTCAGTTGGCGTGAATGATCAGTCAGTATTGCCGGAGGTAAGATGAGCTATCTCGGAGAGAAAGAACTCACAAAGGATGAGTATGACTTTGTAAATAACTGGCTTGAACTGTGGGGTGCATGGGTTCATTCAGGGCGTTTAAATGTTCGCATGATAAATATGATTTATAAATTCATGAAGACAGTAGAGCCAGACGGTAATCCAACAAGGCCTATGTGTAGTGACGATGACGGAATGTTGATTTCTCAGGTCGTAGATTCAATCATCGCCACTGACGAGCAAGCCTATAAAATATTACTCAGTTACTATGCGTGCGGCTCTTCCAAGCTTTCGATAGCATCTTACTATCACTCGGTTGCAAATCCCCGCAAAATGAACACAAGGGCAGGAGGAAAGGTAAAGGTTCCGTCATTACGAACCTGTCGACGTGAAGTGGACGAAAAGCTAAATGCTTGCCAGTGGTTATTATATGAACCTCTTCGAAATGCAATGAATAGTCGCAAACGTGTAGCGAAAGTTAGGAAAATAACCGAACTTTGCTATTGACACTAATGACCAAATGGACAATACTTATCAGGTAAGCTGCCTTAACTGTTCTTAGGTTGGCTTAACCAGATTAATAGAGCCTCTACTTCGGTAGGGGCTTTTTGCGTTTAGAGGTTTATATGCCTGATGAATTCGACGGCTTTGATGAGCATCCTGATTTTTAACTCCCTCGAATTCGGGGGAATAAACAGAACGTGGTAACACGGGCATTAACTCCAACATGTAAGTAATCCTTACAAGTTCACATTTAACGTAACTATTTGAAAACGTTATCGTACGTAAAATTATTAAGCCAAATTTCAAGAGGTCGCCTAGTGCGGCCTTTTTTTCGTTTTACGCTCCTTTAGTTTCAACATGGAAGAACGGCTATCTATAGATGGACGGATTGGGTTCGAGCCCCAAAGGGAGCTTCATATACGCCGCCACAAAATTCTAATCACACACACTTAATTGACGCATAGAGATTGTGCGCGGCTATCTATTAACTAAAACACAGGTGTTATATATGCCAAGTACCGCAGCTGGTGCTATCGTCGGCGCGGCAGGCGGTGGTGCAATCGGATTAATGACAGGAAGTTTTGACTATGGAGTAATTACAGGTGCGATTATAGGTGCAACTGTTGCGGTCATAGCCTCTAAAGATAACAACAAGAAAAAGGTTCTGTTATTTATCTTATCGTTTTTAACGGGTGTTCTTATCTCTGAATCGGTGGAGCGAATAATTATTGCTGAGACAGGATATGAAATAGGCAAGACATTAACAGCCATTCTGGTTTCAGCATTATTCATTTCTTTACTTCTCATTATCGCCAGTAGCGAAACTCTAACAAAGGCTATTCGATGGCTGCCTAGACTCATTGAAAATAACTTCTCTGTTTTGATGAGCACCTTAACTGAAAAGTGGAGGGGCAAGAAATGAGCTATCAAGAGATTATCAATTACATGAATGTAGTCATTTTATCCTCAATGGCTATTCGTGTGTTTCTTTGTAATTACGTTCGTAAAAGAGATTCATATATTGGCGTAGTGCTTATCTGGTTATGTGTATGGCAGATATATCAGCTATTAACGCCTAATGATTTCAACACGAGCTTATCTAATTTATTTGGTGATACTTTTGTCTGCATTCTAGTTTTTGCAGCTAAAGGTAACATCATGCAGGTATTCAAGAAGGTGAGAAATGAGCAACTTCAAATTCAGCCAGCGAAGCGAAAATAACCTCAAGGGTGTTAACTCTGATTTAGTGAAAGTAATTCGCCGCACACTGGAAATAACACCTGTCGACTTCATTGTTATTGAAGGTCTGCGAACTCAAGAGCGACAAAAGCAACTGGTTGCAGAAAAGAAATCTCAGACAATGCATAGCCGCCACTTAACGGGTCATGCAGTAGATATCATTCCAGTGAATACTAAATGGCAGATTGAGGAGTTTAAGCCATTATTGAAAGCGGTTAAGCAAGCTGCTGATGAGTTAGGTGTTAAGTTGCGCTTCGGTATTAACTGGAAGAACGATCCATCACTACCAATTGAAACTAAGTTCATTGATTGCCCTCACGTAGAGATTCCAGCATGAAATGGATAACCAGCCCGATTACTGGCTGGATTGCTGCGTTTCTATTTTTCTCCCTCTGGATTTTATCTGCATTAGCTCACGAAAAAAAACTAAGCAACCAGAAAGACCAAAAGATTATAGAGAGTAACCTGATAGTTTTTAATGCCTACCGGACGCTCTCTATATTTGACCGAATCTCACAAGCCAACATCAAAGCAAAGCAATTAGAGGACTCAGAACATGTCAAAGTTAAGACTGTTATCAAAACAGTGCTCAAAGGCAATGAGTGCGCTAATACTGATTTCTCTGATGATCTTACTAACGAGTTGCGGAAGTACGAAAGAGATTTACGTGCCCGTGCAGCCACTACCAATACCACCCCACTTAACCGCTGATTGTGAATTGCCAGTCATACCCGAAAGGATGAAGTGGGGCGACTTACCTGTATTGCTAACTGACGCTATGAACTCAATAGCAAAGTGCAACTTGGACAAGAAAGCAATACGGGAAATTGAACAACAACGAGCCTTCAATTAAGGGGGCTTTTTTATACCAACAGGAACAGGAAGAAAATATGTTTACTTTAAAAACCATTATTAACGGTGATGTCAGTCTTAGAAGTGAAAACAGCCTATCAATAATTAAACTGGGTAGCCCTCGCTTCATTGAGCTGCTAGATAAGTTTAAGAATTGGTCAAACCCTGATTACGCTATTGAAACTCCAGCAGTGTACGAAGATGCTGAGTGTACAAAAACGTTACAGGAAGAAGATCTCATTGTTAGTGAAAAGAGTATTGATCACGTCGATGTGCAAAAAGACTGCATAGCAATCATTGTTACTGAGTGCGAGTCAATCACACATCCAAATATGAAAGAATTTAACGGTCAGATGTTTGAGTTTATCTACAAAGGCGAATCAGCTTATATCACTGACGCAAACGGACACACTGTAGAAGTGGTTCGATAGAAAACAATCGCCTCGCAATAGCGGGGCTTTTTAATAGGTGTAATTATCCCACCATTTAAGGGGGTGATCGCTATCTTGACTGCTAGGAAAGACTAGAAGCGGCTTAGCAGTGTATCGCTATGCTGCGAATAACTTACACAGATAAGGAAAATTAAATGATTGAAATTACAGCAATCAATCAAATGCGACTCGATATTAAGAGGTTGGTCGGCAATGACAACGCAGCAGCTCAAGCAGCTATTGAGTTTATTAAAGATGATCAGTTGAGATATGAATTATTTAAAGATGCATACAATCACTGTCAGACAGAGCGAGAATTTGTATCAAGAGCACAAAAAGCAGCACGAGAAGCTCAAGAGTCACTAGATCTATTCATTCAGTAGTTAATTACACAGCTCATTTACGAGTGGGCTGGATAATTGATTAAAGGAGGATATATGGCCGCACCAAAAGGAAATAGATTCTGGGAGGCTAGAAGCAGTCACGGAAGAAAGCCTATATTCGAAAAGCCAGAACAACTATGGGAAGCTTGCTGCGAATATTTCGAGTGGGTAGAAGATAACCCGTTAAATGAAACTAAGGCATTTGCATTTCAAGGGGTGGTGACTAAAGAGACACTACCTAAGATGCGAGCAATGACCATTTCAGGGCTCTGCTTATTCTTAGATATTGATAGGTCTACTTGGCTTGTATATAAGGCGAGGGAAGACTTTTTCACCATCACTACGCGAGCGGAAGAAATAATCTATGACCAGAAGTTCTCAGGCGCTGCCGCTGACTTACTGAATGCAAATATTATTGCTCGTGATTTAGGTCTCAAAGACAGACAAGAGGTCGAGGATGTAACCCCAGATAAGGGAGACCGTGACAAGCGACGCTCTCGAATTAAGGAGTTATTCAACCGTGGAAAATCTGGATCAGATACTTGATAACTTGAATGACGATGAGCAATTCGAGTTGCTTGAGTTATTGGAAGAGGAAGAAGAGTACAGAAAAACGCATCGTTTATTTGAATACTCTCCCTATAGCAAACAAAGAGAATTTATTGATGCTGGCAGTGATTATTTCGAGCGCTGCTTCATGGCTGGTAACCAGTTGGGTAAGTCATATACTGGCGGTGCTGAGGTTGCATTCCACTTAACCGGAAGATATCCGGGCACTAAAGGTTATCCCGAAGATGGTGCATGGAAAGGCGAATGGAAAGGTAAGCGGTTCCTTGAGCCTAACGTATGGTGGGTTGGTGGTGAAACTAACGAAACAGTAACCAAAACAACTCAGCGTATATTGTGTGGTCGTGTGGAGGAAACAGGCGAGATAGGTTACGGTTCAATTCCAAAAGAGGATGTTATCAGCTGGAAGAAGTCGCCATTTTACCCAAATCTTGTTGACCACATACTTATCCGACACCGCAATGCTGAAGGTGTAGAAGATGGAATGTCAATTTGCTACTTCAAGCCTTACTCGCAAGGTCGCGCTAGGTGGCAAGGGGATACAATACATGGCGTTTGGTTCGATGAAGAGCCGCCATACTCAATCTATTCTGAAGGCTTAACTCGTACCAATAAATATGGTCAGTTTTCCATTCTAACATTCACCCCGTTAATGGGGATGTCCACTGTAGTAGAGAAGTTTCTCAAGAATCCATCTAAAGCTCAGAAGGTAGTCAACATGACTATCTATGACGCTGACCACTACACCGAAGAAGAGAAAGAGCGAATTGTTGCTTCATATCCTGATCATGAAAGAGAAGCCCGTGCCCGCGGTATTCCGACAATGGGTAGTGGCAGGATTTACCAAATACCTGAAGAGTCTATTAAGTGTCAGCCTTTCGAATGCCCTGAACACTTTTACATCATTGATGGTCAAGACTTTGGATGGAATCACCCACAGTCACATATCCAGTTGTGGTGGGATAAAGACGAAGATGTCTTTTATCTAGCTAGAGTATGGAAGAAATCAGAAAACACTGCGGTTCAAGCGTGGGGAGCCGTTAAGTCATGGGCTAATAAAATCCCTGTCGCTTGGCCTCACGATGGTCATCAGCATGAAAAGGGCGGCGGTGAGCAGCTGAAAACTCAGTATGCAGATGCTGGATTCTTGATGCTAAAAGAACACGCAACATTTGCAGAAGGTGGGAACTCGGTTGAATCAGGCATTAACGAGTTACGTGATCTGATGCTTGATAACAGGTTCAGAGTGTTTAATACCTGCGAGCCATTCTTTGAAGAGTTCAGGCTCTATCATCGTGATGCAAACGGAAAGATAGTTAAGACTAATGATGACGTCCTTGATGCTGTTCGCTATGCCTATATGATGCGTCGCTTTGCTAAACAGCTACGCGATATCAACAAACCTAAAGAAAAGAAAATTCCCGCACCAATCAGGCCGATTAGGAGATAACAATGGTCGATAGAAACGAGCGGCTAGATAAAATACTTCGCAAATTCGACCTCGATTATTCTGCTTCTGAGAATGCCAGAAAGGAGGCGAGAAACGATTTATTCTTTAGTCGCGTTAGTCAGTGGGATGATTGGCTAGAAAGCTACGTAACACTGCAATACCGAGGTCAGTTTGATGTAGTGCGACCAATGGTTCGTAAGCTCGTCGCTGAGATGCGTAAGAATCCAATTGAGGTTCAGTATCGACCAAAGGATAACGCGCCAGCTGATGCTGCTGATATCCTTATGGGCATGTATCGAACTGACATGCGAAATAATAGCTCAAAGATTGCCGTTAACGTGGCGGTAAGAGAGCAAATTGAATGTGGTTACGGTGCTTGGCGTATTGTTACTGAATATGAGGACGATAACCCGACTAGCAATAATCAGATTATCCGGCGCGTACCTATGCATGAGTCTTGCACTCACGTTATTTGGGATTGCAACTCTAAGGCAATGGACAAGTCTGACGCCAAGAACTGCACAATAATTCACGCAATGAATATTGATGGATGGGAGGCTTTCGCAGAGCAATTCGGGCTTGATACCGAAACTACCCCATCATTCCAGTCACCCAATAATGATTTGTTGTTTACTTGGTCTAATGGGAAAACGATTCACATCGCTGAGCATTACGAAGTTGAAGAAAAGAAAGAGTTAGTGTTTGTTTATCGTGATCCCTTGACTGATGACTTTCAAACATACTCAGCGAAAGAAGCAAAAGAAAAGATTGATGAGCTTGCCGAATCTGGCTATCAAAAAGTCGGAGAGCGCAGAGTTAAAAAGCGCCGAGTTTATAAGTCAATTGTCACAAGCATTGATATTCTTAAAGATAAGGTGCCGATAGCTGGCGAGAATATTCCCATCGTTCCACTATATGGTGAGTGGTCATTTTTTGATGACAATGAACTGTATGAGGGCGTAGTAAGAATATCTAAAGATGCTCAACGTTTACGTAACTTCATTCTATCAAGAGCTGCCGATACTGCTGCTAAATCACCTAAAAAGAAACCTTTCTTTTTTGCTGAGCAAATAGCTGGCTATGAGCATATGTACAGCGGTGATGATGAATTTCCATATTACATAATAAATAAGACAGATGAGAACGGGAATGACTTACCGCCTTCACCTGTAGCGTATATGGAAAATGCCGAGGTATCACAAGCTGACGCATTACTTCTTGAGGTTGCAACTGATGCCGCCAAGTCAACGGCTCGTGTCGGAGTCGATCCTGATGCTGCGAATGGACAGGTCGCATTTGATACCGTCAATCAGCTCAATAGTCGCATCGATTTAGAAACGTATGTGTTTCAGGATAACTTAGCTATTGCCATGCGTCGCGATGGTGAAATTTACGCATCAATAGCGGCTGAGATATACGACACTCAACGCACGGTAACAACTACAGCTGAGGATGGAGGAGAGAATCAAATCGAATTAATGCAGGAGGAATTAGACTTCAGCAAAGGCGAAATGGTTACTCATAATGATATCCGAGGCAAGTACGAAACGTTTACTGATGTAGGGCCATCTTTCCAATCACAAAAAGATGCAGCTAGAGCGGAAATAAGCGACCTGATCACTAAGGTTCCACCTGAACACCCTATCTGGAATGTCATGATGCTTACTTATGCAAATATGCTAGAAGGTAAGGGCATTGAGACTATTCGTGATTATGCTAACAAGGAGCTAATTACTAAGGGGCTGAAGAAACCAGAAACCGAGGAAGAACAACAATGGTTGATGGAAGCTCAACAAGCCGCACAGAGTAACCAAGACCCAATGGCAGAAATGGCAAGAGCTGAAACAGTGAAGGCTCAGGCTGAAATGCAAAACTCACAAAACAGAATGATGGAAACGCAAATCAAAGCGTTTACAGCGCAGCAACAGGCGCAAGAGTCACAAGCCAATACCGTTTATAAAATGGCTCAAGCTAGAGATATAGACGAGAAAGCTGTTAGAGAGGCTATTGATTTACTTAGTAGGATATCCCAGCAGCAACAACAAAACATTCCTTCCGACAATAACGTCGAGAATAATCCTCAAACCATGTAAGAGAGTTAAATATCATGAGCACAACCACCGAAATTCAGAATCAATCTGAAGAATTAGTCCTGTCCGGCGATCAGGCGGCGGCATCCGCAGATAGCTTAGTTATCGATAATGCCAACGGTAACGTAGGGCAAGAAGAAGGCTTCGACGTTGTACTGAAAGACGATGAGCCAACACTGGAAGGCAAGCCAAGTAATAACGCAGTTCAAGCAGCAAAGCGGATCGCTCGTAAACGTCAGCGTGAAATTGAGCAGCAAGTAACAGCAATTGAAAATGGCGAACTTCCAGAGCACTTGCGCGTCAACCCCGAGCTCCCAGCAATGCCGAACATAGATAGTTACTTATCTGATGAGTCATTAGAGAAATATGGGTATGACACTCACCGAGCTAATGCGGCGTTTCAAGCTGATTTATTACAGTGGCAGAACAGCGCCCTTGATGCTAGAAGCAAGGCAGTAGCCGATCAGGGTCGTAAAACTCAGGAGTATACGCAGCAAGGCCAGCAAATCGCTAAAGCAATCACTGCTCACTATGATGCGGCTGAAAAACTCAATCTACCGGACTATCAGGAGAAAGAAGATTCAGCGCTGCAAGTTATGCCGCAGGGTGTGTATGAGGCAATTGCACAGAATTTCCCTGATAAATCAGCCGCTATCATTTACTACCTAGGCGCAAACCCAGAGAAAGCGCGTGAATTGTTTAGCAAAAACTCAGTACAGGCCACTATCGAAATAACTCGATTAGCTGACCGTTTAACTCTCAAGCCTCGCGGTACGCAGCGATCATCTGCACCACCTGCTGACGAGCCATTAAGCGGCGATGTTTCAGCGGCTAATGTAGCAGCATTGCAAAAGCAAATGGATGATGCAGCAAATAAAGGTGACGTTCAGAAGTACCGCGCCATCAAGGCTAAATTACAAGGAATAAAATGATGTCTTTAAGTGAAGGTCAAGTCATCACCTATATGGTGGATGAGGTAGTAAACACTATCGAAAATAACTGCCCTATGGCGCAACGTGTAGGCAAATATACGCCGCCTGCTGGTGATATGCAGCGTTCTCAAAATACTGTCTGGATGCCAGTAGAGCAAGAAGCACCGACTCAGCCGGGCTGGGACTTAACAGGCAAAGCAACAGGTATTATTGAGTTGTCAGTTAAATGTAATCTAGGCGTTCCTGATAATGACTTCTTTGGCTTACGTGCTGATGATACTCGTGATGAAATCTCATTACGTCGTCGTATCAAAGCGTCTGGTTTAAAGTTGGCGAACAATGTAGAAACCTCTATTGCGAAGCAAGCAGCAGAAACAGCGTCATTGATTGTTACTGATGTTGATCATGTATCTGCTGATAATAAAGCGTGGGATATGATGTCTGATGCTGAGGCGCTAATCTTCTCTCGTGAGTTAAATCGTAGTCAAGGATTAAGCTACTTCTTTAATGCTGACGACTACAAAAAAGCCGGAATGAATTTAGCAGGAAAAGACATGTATGGTCGCATCCCAGAGGAGGCATACAAGTCAGGCACTATTCAAAAGCAAGTCGCTGGATTTAATGATGTGCTTCGATCACCTAAGTTACCGACTATGCTAGCAGCTACAGCTACTGGCGTAACGGTTGACGGCGCTCAGAAGTTCAAGCCGCAAGCGTGGAAATTAGATGCTGATGGAAATCAGGAAAACGTTGATAACCGCACTGCCGTTATAAAGGTTAGTGATGGGTCAGCATTTAAGCGCGGCGATAAAATCAGCTTTGCTGGCGTTAAGTTTATCTCTCAAATGGCTAAAGACCTGCTAACTCAAGATGCTACGTTTGCGGTTGTTGGTGTTGATGGTAACAACCTGACCATCATGCCTAAACCAATTGCACTTGATGATGCCGCACTTAAACCAGAAGAGCGCGCATACGCCAACGTTAATACATCATTAGCAGCAGGCGCGGCAATTAGCGCTATTAACGTAAAAACAACAAAGTCGAACATCTTCTGGGCTGATGATTCTATCACCTTGCTATCTCAGGCCATCCCTCTTAATCATGCATTATTCAGCGGCATGAAAACGGAGTCATTCAACATTCCATCGGTTGGTCTAAATGGTGTTGTAGCTTACCAGGGTGATATCAATACCTTTGAAGGCAAATGTCGTATTGCTGTTTGGTATTCAGCATGTACTAAACGCCCTGAAGCTGTTGGCGTCGGTCTTACTGGTCAACAATAAACCCTCGTTACTATTTGGGAGCTTCGGCTCCCTTCTTTTTTGGAGAAAGATAATGAGCACGATGCTTTATAAAGCCAATGGCGATGTGAAAATCTGGGGAATGAATCTTCAGATAGCAACCGTTGACGATGATGAAATTGAAAGTTATCTAAATGATGGTTGGCATAAAAGCCCAAATGATACTCAAATCCTGCAAGAGCAAGAGCAAGAGCAAGAGCAAGAGCAAGAGCAAATCAAGAAACCCGCTACCAAGAAAAAGGCGGTAAAAGATGCAGATAACAACGAAGGGTGAGCTAGTTGTCGCGGCGCTACGTAAAATCGGTGTCGCATCCGATGCTACATTGACTGATGTAGAGCCTCAATCATTAGAAGATGGCGTAGATGATTTAGAATCAATGATGTATGAATGGTTTGAGGATGGCGCAGGAATTCACACTGGTTATAAATTCGCTGAGGAAGACACTCCAATTGACCAAGGTGATGAGCATGGGCTTAACAAACAAGCAATTAGCGCGGTTATCTACAACCTAGCCACTCGAATCGCGCCTGATTATCAAATTATCCCACTAGATAAAGTTATTACAACCGCACGTTATGGCAAAGAAAGATTAATGCGTAGTTGTGCAGTGAAACGCGCAAAAGAAGCCCGATCGCATTATCCTAACGGCTTCCCTATTGGCTCAGGCAATCGACTAGCTACGATGACCGGACAGCGATTCTTCCACAGGAGTAAGCCACATGCCAAGGATTCAGATTCCTCTTGCTAGAGGTTTACGCAAAGACCCGAACACAGCTGATTATATCGATGGTCTACCCGTCAATATGTTAGCAACACCGAAAGAGGTATTGAATGCCGCTGGTTATCTACGTTCATTCCCCGCACTGGTAAAGCTCCGTGATGCTGATGGATTGTCGCGAGGAGTACAGTTCAACACGAAAAATGGCACTGTGTATCGTGTGTGTGGCGGCAAGTTATATCAGGGCGCTAATGCTATCGGTGATGTACAGGGAAAAGATAGGGTAGCTCTTGCTCATTCTGGCGTGAGTCAAGCCGTGGCATTTGGCGGTAAATTGAAACTCTATCGCTATGATGGTGAAGTTAAAGAGTTAACAAACTGGCCTGAAGAGGAAGTGGTTAAAGAGGGTTACACTCGTGACGTTAAAAAATGGACTCATAAAGCTGGCAATGATGATTTTGTATCGCTAACTAAAGATGATATCGACGGGTCACTAACCTTGAAGATAACACCTAAAGCATCAGATGGCGTTTCCGGTGAGGTGATAACGATAGCCGAGTATCAATTTGATTCTAAAATATCGCAAGATAAACCAGAGACAGAAAAGCCATATCTCACTGATATTGTCGTCAAAGGGTTGAGGCGCATCAGTGGTAAGTTAACCATTGAATACAAATTCAATTACGATAAAACAATCCCTGACAATACCGTTAAGCCTACCGATACAACTGAGTTTTTAATGACTCAGGAAGTGTTAGAAGTCGTTAATAAGTATCCTCAGTATGATTTAGGTGACGTGGTTGATGTTGCCCGTAACCGTGGCCGTTATATCTGGCTGCAAAAAGGCGGCGCTAGATTTGGTGTAACTGACATCGAAGATGAATCAAAGCCCGATAGGTATCGTCCATTCTATACAGCAGAATCACAGCCTGACGGTATTATCTCCGTTAGCTCATGGCGCGACATGGTTATCTGCTTTGGCGCATCGACAATTGAATATTTCACATTAACCGGTTCAACTGATGCGACTCAGCCTATCTATTCTATGCAGCCGTCTTACATGGTGCAAATGGGAATAGCTGGTCGTGATGCTAAATGCAAGTTTGGCGATTCGTTTGCATTCATCAGTAACCCTGCCAATGGTGCGCCATCTGTTTACGTTCTAGGTTCCGGTACAGCTAGCCCAATATCCACAGCAAGCATTGATAAGATTATCCGCGCCTATACCGCTGATGAGTTATCAGGCGCTGTTATGGAAGCGGTTAAGTTTGACGGTCACGAACTGGCAATCATTCACTTACCGCGCCATACGTTATGTTTTGACGCAGCAGGCAGTCAGCAGTACATGCAGTGGTGCGTATTGAAAACTGGATTATATGACGAACCCTACCGCGCTATCGATTTCATGTATGAGAACAATCAGATAACAGTTGGCGATAAGAAAGAGCCAATACTCGGAAACTTATCATTCACTGGCTCAGGTCAATACGATAAGCAAGTTGAGCACATTCTCTATACACCGATGGTTAAAGCGGATAACGCCAGAGTGTTCGATATGGAACTTGAGGCATCAACAGGCGTCGCTCAAATTGCTGACCGTTTATTTCTATCTGCCACTACTGATGGAATAAACTTCGGCAGGGAGCAAATGATTGAACAAAACGCGCCGTTTCAATATGACCGTCGTATTTTATGGCGTCGTGTCGGCAGGGTGAGAAAGAATATCGGCTTTAAGGTAAGAGTTATCACTAAGTCACCTGTAACGCTTTCTGATATGTCAATGAGGGTTGAGTAATGGCAACTGAAGAAAGAGACAGTTCACTATCCGTTCCCGTAGAAGTTCAAGGCTCTTATATTTCCCCTGATATTTTACCTACTAACTTTAATCCTGTTTATCGTGACATCGTTCTTAGAGGTTCAGAGGATTTGAAAAAGATTGCAGGCCGCGCAAATGATGCAGGTAACGAAGCCTATCAAGCTCAACTACGCAATGACGAACAGGACTTGATACTTGATGACCATGAATTGCGATTAAAAGATGCCGAAGAAACACTTGCTGAGCATACCGCGCAACTAGCTAACCACGAAACGCGAATTACCGCAGCAGAAGAGAAACTAGTTGAGCATGAGATAAGGCTTAATGATGCAGAAACACGCTTAGACGACCACGAGACGCGATTAACGACAGCAGAGAGTGACATTAACTACCTTACAGAAAAGGTCGCTGAGATTGACGCTGATTACGTCTCATTGAGTCGTGAAGCTACGCAAATTTTAGCATCACCTATTTCTGTCAAAGATTCGTACTCTATTAATGGTGTTCAGGTGGTTGGTGCTCGTGTCACTGGCTTCACCGCTTCCACTGGTACGGCTTCAAAGTCTGGCTTTAACGCCAATCAAACTTACAGTATTGGTTCGACATATGATCAGTCAGAAGTTCAGGCGCTTGCTTCTGCTCTCACTGAAACTCGTAAATCACTCAAAGCGCTGGAAGATATGGCGCGGTCGCACGGGTTAATCGATTGAGGTAATCATGATCACATTCAAACCAACTCGCAATATTGATTTAATTGAAGGAGTCGGCAATCACAAAGACATTATCGCTGGAAGTAATAACGGGGATGGCTTCGATTACAGCGCCAATAAGAAATATTTTGAAGTTAATGTGCATGGTAATTTTGGCGGCATCGTGTATTACGAAGAAGTACAGCCGATGACTTTTGATTGTCACGCTATGTACCTCCCTGAAGTTAGAGGATTCAGTAAAGATATTGGCTTAGCGTTCTGGAAATTCATCCTTTCAACAACTCACGTTCAATGTGTTACCTCGTTCGCTGCTCGTAAGTTTCGGCATGGTCAAATATATTGCGCCATGATTGGCCTTAATCGGGTAGGCACTATCAAGAAGTATTTCAAAGGCGTTGATGACGTCACTTTCTATTCTGCAACTCGCGAAGAATTAGCCGAGTTCATCAGCAAATAACGGAGTTAATAATGGCTATCGGAAATGTATTTAAGCTAGGCAGAAAACTGCGTGGTGAGGAACCTCTATTTCTTGAAAAAGGCGGTAAGGGTGGCGGTGGTGATGGTGGTTCTGGCGCTCAGGCTCAAGCCACTAAATATGCAGCTGACTTGCAAAACCAACAATTTGAGCGTGTTATGAATGGGTTAGATCCATTTACCCCTCTTGCTGGCCAGTATATTAACAAGCTGCAAAACCTTGCATCACCAGAAGGCCAAGCGCAAGCACTGAACGGTTATTACAATTCACAACAGTTTAATGATTATGCAAATCAGGCTCGCTACCAAAATCTAGCAGGCGCTGAGGCAATGGGTGGATTAGGTTCAACTGCGACAAGTAATAGCCTTGCATCGATAGCCCCTATGCTGGGTGAAAACTGGTTGAATGGTCAAATGAATAACTATAACAACCTTGCAAATATCGGTCTTGGTGCGCTTCAAGGTCAGGCTAACGCTGGTCAAAATTATGCAAATAACGCTGGCCAGTTATCACAACAAAGTGCGGCACTTGCGGCGGCTAATGCTAACAGACCATCAGGATTTCAAAATGCGATCAGTGGTGCGGCAGGTGGTGCCATGATGGGTGGTGGTTTAGCTACGTTACTTGGAACCTCAACACCGTGGGGGGCTGGTATAGGTGCAGGAGTTGGACTGTTGGGAGGTTTATTCTAATGGCGACATGGAACCAGAATACTAATAGTGGTGGTTTTCTTGGTGGTATCGGTCAAGTAAACAGTAACGCACCTCAAGCAAGAGATATCAATCCTACTCTTGGACTTATCCGAGAAAATAATGACTTGCAACGCTCAGGCGCAAATAACTGGGGGCTTCAGGGGTTAGCTGGTTTATCTGGCGTAGCTCAAGTTATGGATCAGGAAAAACAAAAAGAGCGCCTCGCTGAGTTTCAAGGTAAGTGGGGTCAGGCTATGGCAAGTAATGATACTGATACTATGAAAGGCTTATTTGCTGAGTATCCAGAAATGGAAGCGCAGATAGGTAAAGGCATGGAAGGTATTAATGCTGATGTTCGAAAATCCATCAGTGACTTAGCTCTTGGTTACAACGCCGCCGTAGTCAGTGGTAAGCCAGATGATTTTGTCAGGAAAAACGCTGATAAAATGCGTCAATATGGTTTTGACCCACAAATTGCTCTAAGCATGGCAAAAGACGATCCAAATGCTGCCAGAGAGTACGCAATGGCGTTAGGTATGTCGGCAGAGGGTAGTCCTGAGTTGTTTCTTAATAAGGTAAACAATGACGCTAATCGAGGTGTCACTATTAGAGGGCAGGATATCGGAGCAGAGACAGCTAGGAGAGGGCAAGATATAGGAGCGGCTACAACTAGACGAGGTCAAGATATGTCAGCCTCAACAGCTCGTAGAGGTCAGGATATGACAATGCAAAGATCAATGTCTAAAGGTGGGGATAATGACACTAGACGGGTTCAGTTGTCTGATGGAAGAACAGTTCAGGTAAGTGGTAAGTTACATGGGTCTGGAGCGAATGCTTTTTACGAAGGAGTAGATGATAGCGGCAATACAGTTCGGGTTCCTGCTAATGCTATAGCAGCTCCAGCAAGCTCATCAGCAAATGCAACAAATTATGCAATGAAAAAAGATATGGACTCTATATCTAACGCTAGCGCTAGTGATCTTGATTTTATGACAGGTGTGTCTGGTGGCGCTGGAAATCCTGCGCTAGGGGCTGATTATCGTAGCAGATGGAATGGAGCTGACCAACGACAGCTGTATATGGCAGCACAAAGAATACAAGGTAGAATGCAAAATCAAGGTATTGCAGCAGCAAGAGATATGGGAGCAAGCGGAATAAATACAGTTGCTGAAGCTAAAATGTATTTCCAAGGTATGCCGCAGGTTGATTATTCAAGTCCTGAGGCTATCCAGCAGTCGATTCAAGAAATTCAGCAATATACGGACAATTATAACAGTCAATATAACGTCAGTGTGGGGGGCGCTATACAACCGAACAATCAGCCTACATCAAACCAATCAATGACGCATCAGCCTGAGCAAAGCGGAAACTATTCTAATTTATGGGGTGACTAATGGCTAAACCATGGAAAGAAGTGATCTCGTCACCTCAATACCAATCATTATCTAATGAACAGAAAGCAGCAGCGCAAGAACAATATTTTAATGAACAGGTTGCCCCAAAGGTAGGTAATGATGTTGATAATGCAAGAGCTCAATTTTATACAGCATACCCACTAGTGAGGCCTCAGGTAAGAAATCAAACATCTCAATTATCACCAGATCAAATGTCTAACTTAGGCATCCCAACTGACGAAATATTAGCATACCATGACGCACAAAAAGCACGACAGAACGAAGGTCAAGATAACGGAGTGCTTGAAAACATAGCTGAGGGTATTTTGGAAACTGGCAAGGCAACTGCTCAAGCAGGGATTAACTTAGCTAACATACCTGCGGATATTGGCGATGCTTTTGTTTCAGCTGGTGCATGGGCTGGTGAAAAAGCTGGTATTGGTGATGGGACATATACCCCATCATCACGTTTTTCATTGCCAGAAGAAATACAACCACAAACAGATGAGGGGAAAGTTTTTGCTCAGGCTTTACCATTTTTGGTTAACCCGTCTGGTGTCGCGCCAAGAGGTGCTGCATTAACAGAAAAAGCAGCAAGAATGCTTTCTGAGAACGTTGTCGGTGTCATGGCTGAAAATGCAAGTAAGAATGGACGGGGCGATCTTGGGCAAGAGCTTGGAACCGCAACTGCTCTAAGTGCCGCCACTAGAGGATTGTTCAACCTTGCAGGTGCTAGCTACAGAGGTATCAAGGGGGGCATGGCTCCAGAAGCAAGAGAGGCGGTAGAATTCGCTGAAAGAAATAATGCCCCGCTAATGACAACAGATGCTGTTCAACCTAATACTTTTACTGGAAGGTCTGCGCAGGCGCTTGGTGAGAAAATACCTGTGACTGGAACTGGTGCGCCTAGACGTGCTCAGCAGGATGTTAGATCAAGTCTATTACGCGAGTTTTCGCAACGTTATGGAGAGGCAAATCCAAACGAAATTATAAATAGCTTGATGAGAAAATCTGGTTCTGGCGGCTATATTAGAGAAGCTGCTGGAAACAGGCTTAATGTTGTTACTCAAGATATGGCCGCAGTTGGAAATATCCAAACAAATCGAACACTAACAGCCATGGATAGAGAAATTGCTAATCTTGGAAGGCTTGGTGAGGTGGCGGATCAGGCCACAATAAATCACTTACAAAGATATAGGAATGAGGTAGCGAACGGGGCTGATTTTCAACATCTTAGAGACCTAAGAACTCAATTTAGGCAAGATATCAGAGGTGAACGCACCGTATGGCCAACTCAGTCAGAAGCATCAGTTAATAGGATTTATAGAAGCATGACTGATGACATAGACTCTTCAGTTAGGGATACGTTAGGAAATGAAGTCGCCAGACGGTACCAGCAAGCAAATCAAGTTTATGCTCGTGAAGCTATGAGCGTAAATAATACCAGACTTAAAAACGTATTAAACAAAGGTGAATTGACCCCAGAAGTTGTTAATAATTTACTTTTTAGTAAAAAAAGAAGTGAGGTTGCTAGGCTATATCAATCTTTAGATAATCAAGGGCGGCAAGCTGCAAGATCAGCTGTTATAGGAAAGGCATATGAAACATCTGGTGGAAGTCCTGATAAATTTTTGAATGCTATTAACAGAATGGGCGAGCAAACAGGAATTTTCTTTAGAGGTGATGAGAGGCAATATCTAAATGGCTTAACAAGATATTTGGATTCAACACGCAGAGCATCCAGAGCTGGAGCTGTGACGCCAACAGGGCAAGAAATACTTCAGGTTGGAATTCCTGCTGGAGTAGCGACTGATTTTATTGGAACTGGAGGAATAGGAACTGCTGCATTTGGTTCTTATGGTGCGCTAGCTCGTGTTTATGAAAACCCTAAAGTAAGAAACTTTATGCTTAGATTAGCAAACACACCCAAAGGCAGCACCGCTGGAGATCGCTTAATGGAGCAAATTAGAGGAGCCATTGAACCTATTTTGCAAGGCGAAAGAGCTGAGGTGATGAATAGATAGAAGGGCTATTGCCCTTCTTTTAGTACGAGCTATTGCATTGAACATTATTACCAAGTTTATAGCAATTAGTTGAAATATTACCATGCTGCTGAATAGGTGGAGCATAAGCAGGTTGCTGAGCGGCTTTATTGTTAATTGTTTGTAGAGTTTGGAAAGCCTGATAATTCAATAGAGACTGTTGAAATATTTGGTTTCTAGCTAATTGATCTGTTTGCTCTCTATTTTGAATATCTACATATAACTTTTGCAGTTCAAATCTAGCTTGAGCATCAGATATCTTTCCGTCATCAACTGCGTGACCTAAAACTTTTGCAGCTAAAGCATACATTTTAGGAATCGGAGATGATGACATCCTGTCATCTTTTTGAAGGCTAGAATCAAGGCATTGAGCCATATCGCTAAGTTTCGGATATTGCTTTTCACAGCTAGCTTGATAGTCGCTTACTTTCGCAACGCAACCAGCAAGCAGGAAAGGAATAAAAATAAGTAGTTTTTTCACCATCACCTCGTATAAATAATTTATTTACTATTTACTAATTTTTTGAAGTAAATGTCGTTATTGCACTCAATAGAAACTATGGTGTTATTATCAACAATAGCTGCTGCATATGAGCATATATCACCAGCCTTTCTATTGAACCTGATCACTCCGGCAGATGAGAAGTCTGAATAATACACTGCATATTTATTATCTATCTTAATGACTACATGACTGTCTGTATCGTTTATAGGCCATACATACATATTTCTCTCAACACCAAACTCATTGCGATAAAATAATATAGGGTTATGTGTTTCAACAAAAGGCATTGCTTTACTGATAATATCTTCCTCAGCTGAAGATAATCTATATTCTTCATAGATATAATATGAGGCGCTGGAAATTATAATTAAAGCAATTGTCGCGACACTAATTTTTAGCACCTTTTTTACTAGTGATTTTAAGTCGCTATAAATTTTACCTGCCGCTCCACCGCTCATGATGGTCTATCACCTCACATAATTATTTTTTATCATTATAGAGCTTAATCAGCATTTCTATGACTGACTTCTTAAGCTCTTCGGCTTGTTCGTTGGCTACACGTTCGGCATCACTACGATAGCCAATAATAGGTGTCGGAGATGCTAAGTAATTATCAATTATGTGAACTAGCTCAGCATTTAGTGAGCGTCCATTCATCTTAGCTTTTTGTTTTAACTTCTCTTTAGTCTCAGCAGTAAGCCTGAGATTGAACTGTGTATCATCCCGTGCCATTCGTCTCACCCTCTAATTTTGGTGGACAGGCATAATATAACCTACTGTATTTATTCACAATAAGACCACGGTGCTACTGTGGCACTGCGACTACTCACGCTTGGAGAAAGCAATGTCAGATATTATCCCTAATGTCGTAATTTCAATGCCTAGTCAACAGTTTACGTTAGCTAGGAAGTTTCAGGCAGCAAGCAACGGTAAGATTTACATTGGCAAGATAGATTCTGATCCAACCATCCCAGAAAATCAAATTCAGGTGTACCTGCAAAATGAAGATGGCAGCACAATACCTGTATCGCAGCCGATAATCATAAACCAAGCAGGTTACCCTGTATACAACGGGCAGCAAGCTAAGTTTGTGACGGTAAAAGGGTACAGCATGGCCGTTTATGATGCATATGGCTCTCAGCAACATTATTATTCTAATATTCTAAAATATGACCCAGACCAACTCAGGTCTGAGATAGAGGTAAAGAATGGTTACGGGGCAATATCATCAATTGGAAGAACTAAATATATTAGATTTGCTGATTTTTCATCTGGAATAGTCATCGACACACCAGAAAAAGCTCTTAAATATAACGGGTATTATTACGCATATAAAGGTAGTACATATCCAATTGTCACAGATGACACTCCTGATGTAGATTGGATATGCGTTGGCAATGCAACTATGGGTATAGATCGTCATTCATTGTTTGATTTTGGATGCGTTGATGATAATGGGATTACTGATAATAGATTGAATATCCAGCGTGCTATTGAGTATATGGAGTGGTGCAAATCCGAATTGTATACAGATAGCTCAACAGATAATAAGTACTTTGGTATTAATAGTTTTCATCCGTTATACCCAGCCAAGCATTGCCTAATTATGCGACGAGTTAGGAATATTAATATTGACGGAGGGAGAACAAGAAATAGCAGTATTCGGTACACAGGGAGTGAGTCAGGGGAATCTTTGGTTGAGTGGGTAGCAGCAGATCAAGACTGGGGGGCTACAGTAAAATTTCTTGGGTTACATGCTGGCAATAAACTTGATTACTGTTTAAAAGGAATAGATGTCTGGTACGCGCAATGTAACTTTGAGGGGGGATGCTATGAAAATGCTACCCTTGATGGCATTCAGCTATCAACATATATGTCGTCCTTTAATCGTGTTTTTAGTAACAACAACGGCAGGGGCGGTTTCTCTTTCGTTGGAAACATAGCGGAAGGCGGTATTACATCAGGAACTACAACATCATTGTCGCTAAGCAACTGTTGGTCGAGAGGAAATAAAGAGTATGGCTATAAAGTTTATAATGAACTTTGGTATTCTGAATGGAGCTCTTGTGGTAATGATGGATTCGCAGAATCGCGAACTAAACTTGCATATGATTTTGATAACATCAAAGGGTGTGTCTTTAATGGTATGGGCGCAGAGCAAACAGAGAAATTCTTTAAAGCTCGCTCCTTTAGGGGGTTAACGTTAAATGGCATTCAACTCAGCGATGTAGGTAGTGCAACAGATGGCATAAAACTAGATTATTGCATTGAGCTAGGCGGTGGATTTGATGCCGTTATTTCTGGTTTTTCGCCTGTTACTACATTTAGTGATAAATTTGATTATGATTTATTCGTCTCGAATGCAACAGGGAATGAAAGTGTTACTATTCTAGATCATAGCATTAGAAGCAATCGGGTTGGGTTAAACAAAGCTACGCCTAATGGGTATTACCGTTATCCTGATATTTTTAGCTGGGCGTCGGGGCGAAGCCAAGACTCAGGTTTTGCTCGAACAGGGAACACCTTATACCCTTCCGCTAATTACCAAACAACAGCACAGTTTACTGGAATTCAAGATACAATAATTAAGCGTGATTTCATCGTAAGAACAACTGGAAAACAGACAGTACCTATTTTTTCAACTCCTGGCAGTACCAATTTTACTATTGTTATCGATATAACGGAAATAACAAAATCAGGAACTAAGTCGGCAGTTGCTAGGCAGTGGGTATCAAGTAAAGTGAATGGGTCGATATCTTTACATGGATCAATGGGGTCGCCTCAATCAGATTGGGCTTTTGATAATCCATCTAGCGGCGGTGTTATTGGTGTCATTGATAGCACTCTTGATGTGGCGAGGGAATTCATAGTTTCTATTAGGTTCACATCAACAGATGGGAGTGGGATAGTATTCAATTTATAA